CGGCCTTATTGCGGGCCACGCCAAACTGTTTGGCAATGGCAGAGATGGCCCGGTCTGGAGCCTCACCCCGGATAATCATTTGTGAAAGCTGGGTGTTGACGGCGTTGACCAGGCTCTGCTTATTGGTCCAGCAACGGTCCCGGAAAGTCTGATTGTCAGCCGTCCAAGGACGGGAAAGCACTTTGCTGATAACATCATCACTGAGAGCACTGATTGGCCACCCAACACCAAGGCCACGCTGGACCTCAAAAGCGGTGTGGTAATAGCTGCCCTCATACATCTGCCGGGCAACCGCATCAATGCTGTCCAGTTGGTTGGAATATAACACCTCAGCCTGTTGCTGGATTTGCAACTTTAATGCCTCCAGACGGGAAATGTGCACCCGTGCGCTGGCATTTTGCAGCTCTTTCATCCAGCGCCCGTCAAGGGCGTTTTCCTGGCCATGTTTGATGTATTCCCACACAGACCATTGAAACTCCTGCAACTCATCAGAATTGAGGAGCCGCTTGGCCTCAGCCAGCGTGATCTCATTGTTGACAGCAAAGCGCCGATACCACACGGTGATCTGCTTTTCAATCTCAGCTTGTGCACGGGCAAATTGGGAATCCAGGTTTTGCACATAGGAGTAGGACTGGTCAAGCAGCGCCTCCTCCATGTTTTTCATACGCTGGGCCCAATACTGTGCATTATTCTGTCTTGCCATCGGTGCCACCGTCCTTTACAGGCGGCTCCTGGCCAGCAGCGCCGGGCTTGGTCCTGTTGGCCTCAAAGGCGGCACGGTACGGGTCAGCGGCGGCCTCCTCTTTCTCCGCCTTGATACGCTTGAGCTCCTGCTCCGGGTCACTCACCCAGGGGTGCATTTTGACAATAGTTTCATCAGAGAGGATGCCCACAGAGTTTTTGCAGTTGTTGATGGCCTCCGTTTCATTGATGAGCACATCACGGTCAAAGATCACCGTGACCTCAGCACCCTCAAAGGAGCCGCCGCCGGTGTTGGCCAGATGCTTGTTGACAAACCAAAGCAGCTCCTCCATGGAGGCTTGAAACTCTGTTTCAATACCGTTGGCATCCAGGTCAATGTCAGAGTACATGCTCTGTATATTCATCTGGTTGGGGTTGCCGCTCATGCGGTCATCTTTGGCATCATAGCCTCTGGCGTTCTCAATGATGGCGTCCTTGAGCAGAGAGAGCAGCACCTTGTAGTTTTCGGCGTTGACCTCAATTTGCAGGGTTTCCACGCCACCCTCAGAGCCCTCATAGGAGCGCACCTTGATGGAGCCATACTCCATGATGTTCCGGCGGAAAGTGCCAAGGTCCTCTCCGTCATAGTTCTTGATGACCAGGATGGTGCTGTGGATGTCCTCCTCCATCTGATTGGCGAAGTTGGAAAGCACATCATTATAGGCATCCTGCAAGCATTTCACTCTGGAGAGCAACGGGATTTCATGGTGGGAGCTCTTAAAGCACACCAGAGGGATGCGCTCCCAGTTGTATGTGGTGACCTGCTGGGTGGCAGGGTCCACTTTTGTGATGTAATCCCCAGAGGCGGCCTGGGGGTCCGGCTCCAGCGTGCCGTCATCCTTGCGGATGAAACAGTCAACGCCGCCGCCGTGCATGACCTCAACCTTGACCACATCCTTGGCCTGTTCATGCTCATCATACTCCAGCACCATGTAGACATGCACAGCAGCATCCAGGATGGTGTGGTCAGCATCAGCCCAGAAAGCAAGCACCTCATCAGCGGGGAAACGCTTGAAAGACAGCACGCCGCTCTCATAGTAGGGATAGACCCAGCTTTTGCCGCCAATCCATGCACCCTCACCAACATTCCGCATCAAACGGCGAAAACGGGGGCCAAGAACGGTCCCCAGAGTTTCAGCATATTTGGTGTTTTCAGTGTCAAAGGAAAACGGACGGCCAAAGGAGTAGTTGGTTTTCTGGTCCACCATCTTGGAATACAGATTGTTGACCAGTCGATTGTTGGGCAGATGCTTGAGCTCCTTGGGCTTGCCGTCATCGTCCAACGCCATACGCTTGCGCCCCAGAACAGCGTGGCCGCCGTCATAGTACATCTCACCGGCAATCTGCTTTGCACGCTCTGGGCTTTTCAACCATGCGGTGATCTCCAGCTCCAGAAAGCGCTTGTCAGTCATGCCCTGTGTGAAATTGGTGGCGGTACGCTGGGCGCAGTCATTTCTCAAATTCAGCACAACCATGCTTTTCTCACCTCACAGACATTTTGCCGCTGTCCAGGCGGCGTATAGTTTGGGACCTTGTATGGCCACCCAGTCCACCATCTCCTCATTGGTGGCCCAGGAGCCGTCAAGGTTGAGGGAGTTGATGCTCAAGCCGCTCTCATAGAGAAAAGCGTGCGTGATCTCATGGCGCATACACTTGCGCTTGTAGGCCTCCAGATCAGCCATGGTCATGGGCTCCTTGCGTTCTGCTGCTGTGTAGTCTTTCACCACAATGGTCTTGGTGGAAAAATCACAGTAGCCGTCACAGTGCGCCAGGTTGGTGTTTTTGGCCTTTTTGCGATATTCAAGGGTGTAGGGTACACCCAACACGGAAATCCTCATCAGCGCCACCTCACTTGAAACTGAACAGGGCCGGGGCAAAGACTTTGTGCACGAAGTAGCGCACATCATCCATGCTGTGGTCATTTTCTTTGATGGGGCGGTCCATGGTGGCCTTTTCATCCCATCGGTACATGCCAAACTCCCGGATGCAGTCAGTGCAGTTGGAGCAGATGAAAATATCACCGCTCTGGAGCCGTGTGGCTACATTGCGGATGCCGTCAATGACAGCGTTGGAGGCTTTCTCCACCCTATACCGTCCGTGGCGGCGGATGACCTCAATAAAAGATGCCGCTGAGGGGTCAACGATGACCGCAGTGATGTGCAGATCACCGGCCAGCTTTTCCAGCTCAGTGTAGTGCTCCTCATCGGTGCGCTGCCGCCCCTCTTTGCGGCTGTCAAAGTAATACTCCCGCATCCTGTACCACCGGCCATTGGCCCGGCCCCACAGCCCAATGCTGGTGGGGTTGATGGTGCCATAGTCACAGGAGATGTAATAGCGATCATAGGGCCGGGGCTCTTGCGGCACCACATGATAGTCTTTGTTGAACATGGTGTAAATCAGCCCCTCCGCTACCACCCACAGGCCACGGATAAAGCGGTCATAAAACACGCCGGAGTAAAGGCTCTCATACCTTGCCTTGACGGCTTGGGAGAGGCTGAGGTTGTCATCCATGGTGAAATGGAGGTGCAGCATGTTACGCTTTTTTGCCTCCAAAATCCATGTGATGTAAAACCAGTGGCTTGGGCCCTCCGGGTTGCAGTTAAACCACAACTTGGAGCCCTCCACAGAGCAACGGGCACAGGCCTGCTCCACAAAGGAGCGGGGCATCAAGGCCACCTCATCCAGCAGGATGCCCGCCAGAGTGATGCCCTGGATAAGTGAGGCGCTGCTCTCATCTTTGCCGCCGAAAAGGTAAAAGTTGTTGATTTTCCCGGCGGCCTTGACTGTGATCTTGTTCTCAGAGCGGTGCTCCTTAAACGAAAACACCCCACCCAGCCAGGTGGGGAGGTTAGAGGTCACATTGCGGCGCAAGCTCTCAATGGTCTTGCCGCAGATTGCGAAGTTTTGACCCTCAAAGTTGGCCATGGCCCACATGATAAAGCCCACGGTCATGGCCACAGTCTTGCCGGAACGGATGGAGCCGTCACAGATGATGCCGTCATAGCCCCTAAAGCCCGGCCTATTCCACCAGGTCATTGCCAGATTTTGCCGGGGGCTCAATCTCTGGTATCTCACTTGTGTCCAGCTCCTCTCTGGTGCTCTGGTCGATGACCTCAAAGATGTTGTTTTCCTCTGGGTCAGCAGTTGCACCGTGATTTTCAAACATGCCAAGGTGCTTGCCAAGCATCTCCAAGGCTCTGAGCTTGTCATACTGCTTGACCTCAGTGCCATATTGGCCCTCTTTGATGCAAGCAATGGCCTTTTTCTGCTCTGTGCTCAATTCGCTTGTGGGTATAATTCGCACAAGTCCGTTGCGGTTGACTGTGGCATAATCAGCACCGTTGGCAAAGGCGATGGCGGCCAGCTCTGCAAGCACCATGTCCTGTGTGATCTCCACCCGTTTTTGGCGCTTTTTGATGGCCTCCTGGATAGCAGCAGAAACACAAGTTTTCCCAAGTAATTCTGGGCCAATGCGGTCCGCCGTTTTTTCACTATATCCGGCACGCTTGGCGGCTGCTGTGGCATTGAGGTCCACAAGGTACTCCTGCACAAAACGCTTTTGCTTTTCAGTTAATTTGGCCACACTCACCACCCCATAACATAGTAAAAGCCGCCCCCAAAGGGCAGCTTTGCAGAAATCTTGATAAAAAACAGCGGCAAGGGTCTGGTTTTTGATCTCTCCATCACCTT